TGGAAGGCTAGAGCAAGCGTCCATGTTTTTAATGGCGAATATATTTGTGGAAAATGTGGGTTACGACAATCTCTAGGAATAAAAGGAGATTGTGAGTTCTAACATAAAGTAGACACCAGACCTAATACACAATAACTAGGTCAGGTGCTATAAAAATAAGTAAGTGTTTGAAAGGTAAATTATGTTTAAAGTGTTCACCATTTTCATAGCCTTCACAGCTAACAGGTACATATTGCCAATAGTATTGATGGTCAATGTCTCTACCGTCTTTGCCGAGCCAAGCTTTGAGAAAGAAGTAGCGATTGTACCAAGGCAAAGCATTGGCAAACTCGCTGACAGCAGCTTGGAGTGTGGGGAACTTTGCCTCAAGTATTTCAATGATAGCGAGTTTATTAGTAGGCCAATTAGTGGGTACTGGATAGAGACCAGCGAGTTCGGTGAGAATAGTAGACTTGAACTTTTTACAAGCAGCTACACGCCTAGCCTCACACTCCCGCCAATAATTGAGGCGATGGTTACAGAATATATTGAGGAGAACTCCAAAGAGTCCAATCAATGCGATGGTTATTGCGCTTTCTATATTAGCCTCCCATTCTGGCTATTATGCCTATGCACAACGTTTGAGTTAAGGGGCGCCGTTAGGCGTCCCGCTTGATGGATGGGTTAGCAGTAACAATGGTGAAAGGATAATAAATGACGAATGAACAATGCCCAAGATGTAAAAAAACACTATGGAGTTGGAGACCAACTTGCAACTGCATTGAGTTTGAAATAGACCACGATGGGGAATTGCACAAGATTTATGCAATAGATGAAGAAAGTGCCGCCCAAGAATATGCAGAACAATATGATGAAGATGACCACCCATTACTAAAGTGGGGTGAAATTACAGTAACGGTTAAAAACTCTGATGGCGAAATAAAGAAATTTTCTTGCAGTGCAGAACCAACAATTGAATATTACGCTAATGAGATTGAGTGACTGCTAACGCTGAAGGTAACCAGCCGCCGCGATAGGCGACTGAACGAAGGACGGACGTTTTCGGCGGTCTGGTTGACCGCAATGTTAGGCATGAACCAGGAGAAAGCTATGGATTGGTACAAAGACATAAGCAACAGTGCAAAGGAAACGATGAAGTTCCTTGGCGATTTTGGCCCCACAGTTCACGCGCAGAGCCGAGAGGTAAAAGGCTACATGCACGATGACGAAGGCGGCGGCAAGGTGTATTTGGATGCCGGCGAGCTGCGAGAAATTGCGGCATCCTGCAACGAGGTTGCGGACTGGCTTGATAAGCGAGCAGAAGCCACGCCTAACATAAAGTAGACACCAGGCCTAATACACAATAACTAGGTCAGGTGCTATAAAAATAAGTAAGTGTTTGAAAGGTAAATTATGTTTAAACAAACTAAACACACGCTATATAAAAAGTACCGTCAGCAAAGACGCTGGACTATTTCTAAAATGACTTTTATTGAGTGGATGAAATGAGAACACTAGACCTTAAGCAAGCATCAGACATGCTATATGCTAGTGAAAGTACAATACTTGAGCTAATAGCAAGTAATGAGCTTAAAGCTGCAAAGATTGGGCGTAAATGGGTATTCATAGATATTGACTTAATAGAGTATGTACGCTCAAAATATGCCTCTAATCAAAAGGCTAAAAAATGTCACTCTACAAACGAGGTGAAACGTGGTGGATATACCTCACCATTGACGGACAAAGAGTTAGAGAATCTACTCACACCAGCGACAAAAAGAAAGCAGAAACCTACCATGACAATCGTAAGGTAGAGTTAAGGTTAAAGAAAGAATCAGGCAAGACTTTAACCGATGCTTTCAAACTTTGGCTTAAAGAATCAACACGTACAGCAAGCGAACAATCAGCACTTAGAACACTACTAGAAGTTTACCCAAACAGACCACTCTCACACGTAACAGGGCATGACATACAAGATGCCCTAGCGCATAAGTCAGCATCAACATACAACCGCACAGCTAATAATGTACGTTCAGCTATCAATATGGCACATAAGCGCGGATGGTGCGAACAAATAACAATTCAACGTAAGAAAGTTAAAAGCACCAAGACTAGGTTTTTATCTAAAGCTGAATGGTTAAGGCTAGAGAATGAACTAGCACCCCATATCAAACCTATGGCACAGTTCGCAATATCTACAGGACTAAGGAAGGCTAATGTACTAAATATGAAATGGTCAGAGGTAGATTTAGATCGCGCAGTCGCATGGGTAGACTCACCAGATACCAAAGGAGATAAATCAATTCCAGTACCATTATCACAATACGCTGTAAGCGTTCTAAAGGCTCAAATAGGCAAGCATGATGTGTATGTGTTCACCTATAAAGATAATCCAGTAGGAAGCGTTAAAACATCATGGAATAAGGCATTAATACGCGCTAACATAGATGTGATTGAAGTCGGCAAAGATAAGTTTAAATCAACTTTTAGATGGCACGACCTAAGGCATACATGGGCATCATGGCATGTGATGAATGGCACACCTCTGGCAGTGTTGAAAGAACTAGGCGCATGGCATGATATATCTATGGTGATGCGCTATGCTCATTTATCTCCAGACCACCTGACAAAGTATGCGTCTAATGGTGTGGCGTAAAACGTGGCGTAGTGTAGCTATATTGTAGCGTGTTGTGGCGTGTTGAATAGATATATGAATAGATTTATATATTATAAGATGGCTATTTAACGCCATTCTGTATTTAGTTATGAATAGATAATAACCTTAGGAGGGGGATGCTCTATCCACTGAGCTACGGGGGCGGCTTGGTTTGTATTAATATTGTGGCGTAAATTGTGTATTTTATATGTCGATAAAATCTCATTTTCTATACACATCATGTTCAATGTGTCGATGTTTTCACGTTTCGTGAACATATCATTTTATTGAACTTTGTTGCTTAACCCATTCTTGCAATTGTAACAGGGTTAATACGTCACTGGCGCAGTCCGTAACTGTAATGGTACTAACTGTATCGCTCTCGGTGTCTGCATTAGTTCCTTCGGAGGCTGTGGGAATGTCGGACACTTCACTGCGACTGGTGCTGACTGGCACGCGCACAGACTTAAACTTAATAGTAGGATTCTTAGCATAGTAGTCTTTCAGTTTGTCGATTGATTCAGCATAGGTTGTCACCACATCTGCTGTGATTTTCTCTTGTTGTGCGATTAGAAACTTGTTATGTTCTATTTGAGCATTAGCTATGGCTTCATGTGATGCTATAATGCCAGTTAAACGCGCATTCTCACGCTGTATGCCACGAACGTATAGAAAGCATGATGCTAGTATTAATATGGTTATAAAAGGCTTCCAGCAAGCGCGTAATAGGCTATTTAGTATCAGCATCTTTACTCTCAAATTGGATTAATAGCTCAATGAAGTGTTTAGCCTTTTCTAAATCCTGCAGTCCGCCTTTATCACGCCAGCGACACAGATACTTGATAGCTGTAGCTTCAATGTAAGGTATGCTGTTTACATGGCAAAACTCTACAGGCTGTATCTTGAATTTCTTGTAATGATTGCCAGCCACTTGCTTTTCTAATGCACTCATAGTGTAGGCTCAATAGGCTTAATGCCATTAGGATTAACCAAAAATGAATTAGCTGGTATCACTGTCTTATCACCTTTGTACCATTGCAATTCAATCAAGTTTTCATCTTGTTTTTTAAAGCATCCAGTAAGTTTCTCACCGTCAACGCGAAAGGCTGCGCTGGCAAATGGGTACTCTTTGACTAAATTAGGATAAGGGCAAGGCACGTTTGATATGACAATAGTCACAGCATCATTGTATTTGTACTGTAGATATTGAGGTGCGGCTATAGCGTGTGAAGTTACGCATAACGAAAGTAATAAAAAGTAATATTTCATTAGTAATTCTCCTTATTGCAACATTTCAGGTGTGATAGTGGTGCGGCTAACCTGTCCGAACTCTTTATGGTAAGTAATAGCTGTGGCTTCACGTTCGCTAATCCATCCACCGCGCGAGGCGTAAGCATCTCTAGCTGATAATGTAGCGTGTTGTATTACCTTCATGCCTGAATGCTCTTTTTCTTCTACATGATGCCTGTGTCCAGTATGGCAATAACGCTTAGTGGTATCACCCCATACTTTTGGAAACTGTGAAGCGAACAATAATGGCAATGAATCATTCTTGGATAAATGACCATGATGAAATGCAAGCATTGTGTGGCCATGTTGGTATTGGTAATACGGCAAATCTGAATCAATTACCTGCACTCTTGGCTCATTCTCATACAAAGCCTTAAACATCACTCTTAGCCAAATACTCGATGTAATATCGTGGTTACCTTCTGCCATTAGAACTACGACTGTTTCATGTCGCATCAAAGCAATATCAATAATTCTGCGTAGTAATCGAAGTGCTACTGTGACAATCTTTGCGAACCTACCATCTTGGTCAACAATATGCCCACTGGTAGGCGTGACAGGCATAATCCCATCACTGTGTAAGAAGTCACCTAACTGATTGATAAATCCTACTTTAGCGTGCGGAGTAGCTAGAATAGCCTGTTCAAATACGCCTACAAGTAAGTTTTCAGCTATCTTTAAATCCCAATCAGCGCCACTCTCTTTTTCATTGGCAAGCATTCCAAGATGGAAATCGGTGATTGTGAATAGATTACATAGGCTATCATGCGTGCTTAGTGGCGCTTGTATTGGCTCAAGTCTTGGCAAGTCATCCATCATTGCATCAATACATTCTCGAATTAATGCTTCTTTCAAGTCTGCATCAACCTGTGACTTTACCCATTGACCGCTAGGTTTCCCTTCTGAATTGTAGTAGGTAGATATGCCTTTAACTACAAATGGGCTAGGCACTGTCCGTGTCATATCATTAGCAGGTGCATAACCTTGTAATGCTGCTTTACGCTTTAATGCTTGCAATGACTTATCTATAACGCCAGCCGTTATGCCTAACTTCTTAGCCGCCTTACGATTAGAGCCATGTTTATTTACTGCATCAATGTATTCAATCTGTCTTACTGTTGCAAAACTTCTTAAATCATCGTCAATTATCATTAAGTAATCTCTATTATGATAGGGTCTTGTGCGACTACTGCCTCGTTTAATACTTCCATTAAGGCTTTAAATGTTTCGCGTGATTTACTAATGAAGCCATATTTAAACTTCATGCCGACTAAAATACAGCCTTCAGTATCTTCTGCTGTGTTACCTGAATGAATCCGCACGCCTGAATAATTAGGCACATTAATTAGCAATGGCATCATCTTTCTAAAGCGTACAGATTGATTGATAATGACCTTATACTTACCTTTTGGTATAGCTGTCTTACCTGCTATCTTTACATCACGCTCCTGGTCTTCCATTGTGTCACAGAAGAATTTACCATCAATATGAAGCTCGCCTTCCGTACACAATTTAGAGCCATGCTTCCTGATTAAAGTGAGCTTCATAAAGTTACTTCGCTGGTGGTGTAGTGTTTAGAACTACATCATTATTAAGGTATGAACCTAAAGCGGCTAATAGAGATAAGCCAATACCTGTGAGCTGATTTGTCAATGATGCGGCTGTATCTGCATCTACAAAGCCCTTGCTCAAGAAGTAACCAGCGATAGCGGCAACACCAGTACGAATAACAGTACCAGCCACGCCAGCACCAGCACCTAAGACAAACCCTAATACTTTTTTAATTAAATCCATTTGAATCTCCTTTGTTAAAAATTATTTACCTAACCAACCCTGCACTGTTTTTGATTCATAAATTCTTATTAATGACCATACAATTGAGAGTAATGCGGCTATTGCTGGAAGCCATCCCATAAGTGTTGCCATTACTCCCCCAATTGATATTGCATCAATGACATGTTTTGTTGTTTCGTGATGTTCCATTATTTGCTCACATTCTCTAGCTCGTCATTTTTCAACCATGCGAATGTGTCCACGAACAATTCAGGCGATTGCACAGCGAACCAGACTATGCGTAAATGATTAATGCGATTAGTTAAGTCAGCAGGGGCTTTATTCGGCATGACAAATATCTTGATGAAAAAAAACGCCCCTAAGAGCGTCATCAATATTCCTGCTAGGCAGAGTGTAATTATAAGTAAGTTAAACACAGTGATTAGCCTCAAAGTAGTTTAGAAGTTTGCATAGTTGATTAGCCAGCCAGCCACGATAGCCAGATGATTTTTTTAGTCTCTCTATACGTTTAGTGAGTAATAGCTCTTGCGGAATGTCTGCGAATATCACAGTGAACCAAGATAAATTTACGACAATATCCAGCAAGCCACCAATGACAGTGATTAGTTTTAGAAATAGTCCACTTGAGCGTGTATAGATGATGTAAACGACTAGCAACGTGATAGGATTGATTAGCCAAATCATTTGATAGCTTTCAGTTCAGCGCGTAATTGAGTGGCTAGTACATTTTCATCGTATGTACGCTTATATTCAGGATTAGCCGCGTACACTTGAGCGTGTGTGTAACCTGCTATTGTGAACTTCTCAGTAGCGTTTAATAGCCAATCTTCACGCTGACCTCTACGCATATAAGCTTTCGCTTCAATAGCGTCAATCTGTGCTTGTTTGGCTGCTTTTAGCTCGGCTACTGTTGGTGTTGGGGTATAGCTTTCAACCAATTCCAATGTATTACCTGCTGCAACAAATGGCTCGTAACCTTCACCACTCCCAAAAGCAATAACCTCACCTTGTGGATTTTTAACTAATTTAAACATTATGGTAGATACTCCTTGATAGTGATACGCGAGGCCATTACACCACCTAATAGCTGAGAACCTGATGCGCCATTAAAGGTTGTTGTATTTGCTGCGTTCATCCCAGCTCTGACTTTAAAAGTTGTGATAGATGTTGTTGCTGCGTTCATATAGTGTGTGAATGAAACGCAAACTCTTGCGTTTGTAACAGATGTAAATACATCTGTAGCAGCTAACGCATTTACATTAGAATCCTGAAATAACGCTACACATAATTCATTAGATATAGATGAAGAGCCTAACCAAGTAATTTCAATTTCTAGTAAACTGCTTGCGTTCTGCGGAGTGATAGCCAAGCTCATATACTGGTCTCCCTCAGTATTCTGAGGAATAGTATTATCATTCGGGATTAATGTAGTACCTGTAGCCACCGCCCCCGTCTGAAAAGTTTGAACTTGCGCGATTCTACGGCTTGGGATAACTGACTGCCCATCTTTGCGCTGAATAGTCACATAAAATGTAGTCGTATTAATCGCTGTAATTGTGAGTTCATCACCAGCCACAACCGTATAGCTTGCATTACCTTGAACATCAATATTTGCATTATCGGTAATTACAGTACCAGCAGCAGGATAAACTATACGCTGTGAGCCAGCCTGTGGTGCAGTAGGAAATGCTGTGATGGTTGGCGTACCTGTCCAGTCCTGAATCTTCCCGACAGCATCCCATAATGGCGTTGTGGTTGCAGTGGCTATAATAGTTTGTCGATAGTCTTCGAATATTGAAGGAATAGAGCTATTATCAGGTGTTAATATGCCATAAGATAGACTAGATAATCCTGCATCTATCGTACCAGAATCAAGCTTAACTATAATTGTAGTTAATGCACCATAAATAGCAGATTGGACAGTTCCATATAGAGTTCCAGCAGTTACAGATAGTCTTAAACGTCTGCCAATCTGATAGATACTTGTTTGGTCTCCACTTAACGTAAATGTAGTTGCATTGATATAGGTAGGTGTTATGCTACTTGCAATCCACTGATCTAAATTAACTACTAACTCATTCACGCCTTGAATATTGTCTAGCGTATTCTGAACATTGCCTAAACTATCTTTTACAATGAATTTGTAGAATGAGCCAGATTGCAACCAGATGAGATTAGCTGACTGACCAAGTGCATTAAGTACAATTGGGTTCGTCTGTGGCGTTAATCCATCCGATGATGTAAATGTGTTAAAAGGCGTGCTAGAACCTGCAAGATAGGTTTCAATCGTACCGCCTATTAATGGGGTTCCATTCGCATCGAATATCTGTGAATTTAACACTGGGGATAATTTAGCCGCCATGTGAGTTCCTTTGTGGTATTATTTATAAATGACATTCGTTTTATCTATTGTTTTCAAGCCATTAATCGCATGGATAGGCTACGCGCTAGTGAAAATACTAGAACGCGCTATCATGTTATTTGTGAGGAATGAAAAGCTTAGAAAGTTATTGCTCACCAGACTTTAGGCTAGCGCCTGATAGTAAGCTGGTAATTGTTCTTACTGGGATTTGCACTTTATTGCTTGCTAATGTCTTTTGAATTTGAGCATCAGTGATTGTTTTCATAGGCGTGTTTTTAATTGCATTAGCGGCTTGAGCGCCCTTCACCACTGTATTTCCTATCGGCTTAGATACGCTACCCACCACTGGCACTTTCTCAAGTATGTTAAATATACTCATTGCCATTGATGCAAGTCGTGATGCTGTCGCACTATTGCCAGCTAATCTTGGTTGCTGTTTCTGTGTGATATTGGCCGCCTTCACTAAATCATCAAGCTGTTTCAATCCACCTTTACCAAGTATTTCTTCAAGGTTATCTTTGCCAATACGGTTATAGGCTTGCTCTAATCCTGCAATAGTGAAATTACTTTTACCGTTTGTGTCTTTTACTGAAGCATCTTTCAAGTATTGCAAGGTTTGTTTTTTAACATTCTCAAACTGTTGCAATCCTGCTTTTCTGGCCTCTTTATCGCCTGAATAAACTAACTTCTTAAGATTGATTAAGTCGTCACGGTTTCCGCTAATAACATAACGCTGGAATACATCATCAGGTGATATTTTTAAATCAGTGCTACCGCCTTTATTTTTTACCAAGTCTTGCACAGCCTTAGTGCCATTTTCGAACGTCACGCCTTGAGTTCTACGCAGCCCAGCAGCTTTACCATATAGTTCACCACCATAAGCATCAAATGTATCGTCAACAAGGCTTTTGGCCTCTGCCAAG